TTCAAGTCTGAAACAGTGATACTAAACTCTTCTTCTGTTTGTTTTTTTAGTCGAGATCGTATTTCATCTATCCTTAACTGTATCTTAACATGATCATGAAGCTGTGTAGCCTTTACATTTATACTTTCAGGCTTTGCTTTTGATTCGGGAAATGTAGCTCTCCACGCTCTTGATTGATCGCCATATAAAACATAATTTTCAGCATATGTGTTTACCTGTACATCAGTAGGATTAGACTGGCTCATTAGAATCATCCTTTTCTTTTTTTAAATCGCGCTCCCTTTCATTATCATAATGACTCATGACTCACGCTCCTT